TTATAAGTTAACTAATCTCATTCTTGTTGATATATAGGCGTTAGCTATTTGTCTACCAACCGTAGTTAATACTATATAATCGACAGAATCTATCTCTATAGCTTTTTCTATTTTCTCAATGAATGTCGATAGCTTTAATTTTTGTTCGCTGTCGTTTAAATCTAATCCTGTTCTTTTCTTTACATTTTGTACAAATGTTGGCTGAGGGAATGCAGGTTGAATGATACAACCCAACGCTATAAGCATACTATAATCAATTGGGCCAATCTCTTCATCTTTAAATACAACATCCATTTGATTGTTATATAGATCGATATAAAGGTCATAAACATCCTGTTTGTTCCTTTTTATATCATTTGGGAATAAAAAGAAATCGTCAACTTCTTCTGTTGTATCTTTTGAAGGATCTATTATGCAATAAGCGCCGGCACTATCTTGTGATATTTTTACAATATCTTTAATATAGTGTATTAAAGCTATATACCTTATTTGCTTTACGCTAAGTTTTGTAGCGACGTTTATTGCCAGATCGATAGAGGAAAGCTCTTCATGATCTCCATCCAATTCATTTATTTTTTTTACAACTAAATTTAACAGAGTTGATTTTTCTGTTCTTTCTGGATTCTTTGCAAAACATTTAGCTGATTCAAAAAGAGAGTATTGAACGTCAGGCGTTGATAGTTTTTGGTTTAATGTATCTGCATCTGTTTTTTGAATTACTAACTCAGATATTAGCTCTCTAACGTACTCATCAGTTGACGCAATTATCTTTTTTCTAGCTTCTTCTTGAAAGGAAGGCATACTTTCATAAAGCATGGATCTTACAACGTGACCTATAAACTTCTCATCAAAATTATTTATTATTGTTGTGTTGTTATTCCCTTCTGTTTTTACTACGTTTGAGTTGTCTCCTAAGTTAACCTCTTTATCAAACATAATCACCCTCTATTTTTTATTTTTGATGTGTTTTCTGAACCATTAATGACAACGATATTTGAGTTGTCACCAGCAGTTATACTGCCATTCGATTTCTTGCTTTTTATCTCAAGTAAACCACATGTAGCAGATAAAAGTGTTCCTATAGCACCGATTATGTAAAATAAACTCTGCGGAGATTGTTGATATTTATATATTGAATATGCAACGGAAAATAATCCGACAAAAAAAAGCATCCACCGAATAATCTTACCCATTTATACCTCTTCTATTATGAAGGTTTCTTCTGAACATTGTTAATCTATTTTCGTTTTTTTTCAACTGGTGGTGAGACACAAACTATAGAACATGTCTATGTTGCGTTAAAGCTCAACATATATGTAACATTTTTCTGTTAGTGCCATATAAATTCTTAGTTTGAACAGCGGCTTCATGCACATAGCAGTTCTAGAGACAGTGGCGTGCAATCATGAACGGTTGGTGCTAGGGCGTTCAAATCATCTCATGCAAAAAATACGTAAAATCGATAACGGCTGGAAATCATTCAATACTCGCACTATCAAAAGTTCACCAGCCAACCGCGACACCTCCTGCATACGACATGTCTGCGGTTTTATATAACCCTGGCTGGAAACCTCTTATACAAAGTTGACACACCAACATCATAGATAATAGCCACCTTCTGGCGAGGAACGCCTGATGCAATTAATCGCCCGGCCTGCGCCCATTGTTCTGGTGTAAGTTTGGGACGACGTCCACCAATTCGTCCCTGTGCGCGAGCAGCTTCCAGTCCAGCTTTTGTTCGTTCAACAATCAGTTCTCGTTCCATTTCAGCCAGGGCACCCATCACATGAAAGAAAAAACGCCCCATCGGTGTGCTGGTATCAATAGCATCCGTCAGGCTGCGAAAATTAACGCCACGTTCGCGCAACTCCTCAACCAGAATGACCAGATGCCGCATACTACGCCCCAGCCGATCCAGCTTCCAGACAACCAGAGTGTCACCTGCCGATAATGTCCTGAGCAGTTTTTTCAGTCCCGGCCTTTCGGACTTTGTACCGCTTACCTTGTCTTCAAAAATCAGCTCGCATCCTGCACAGTTCAGCGCATTACGTTGTAGATCTGTGTTCTGGTCATTTGTTGATACGCGTACATAGCCAATAAGCATGGTAGATCCCCCTGACAAAAGCAGGAATGATGCCATTTGCTCGTTATTTCTGCATTTTCATAAACGTTGGTTTGGGAGAAGCGGCAAAACGGGATGTGGGGACAGGGGAAAATCAGATACCGGACATGGCCTCTTTTGCCAGTGGTGATGGATGGATGAAATTACCCAACGGGAAAATCCTGCAATATGGTCGTGGTGCGGTTACACCGACATTATCGACGCAAACAATGAGAATTACATTCAGCATCCCTTTCCCCAAAAAAGCGGACTGCGCCATGCTTACTCATTCTGGTGATGGCGGTGCGCCTTTAGGCGCTGGGCGAGGGTTCGTGATGACTGCAGAAGGCCCAACGTTAACCGGCTTTAATTCTGCTTACAGAACGTCATCAACCAGCGACACGGTATCGATGAATTACAGTTGGTGGGCTGTTGGTGAGTAATTTTATTCAGGGTGATTTATATGAACGAATATGTTTATAGCGCAAGGCATAATGCTTTTTTCCCTGTGGATATGATTGATAAATATAAATCAGAGGGATGGGATTTATCAGACGCTAAGGAAGTAAATAAAAATATTATCAGTGAGTTTATGGCTGAACCGCCACAAGGAAAAATCCGTATTGCCGGAGATGATGGGCTGCCTGCGTGGGCAGATATTCCTCCACCCACGCATGAAGAGCTTATTGAAATTACTGAATCAGAAAGACAGCTACTAATTAACCAGGCCAACGAATACATGAACAGTAAGCAATGGCCCGGTAAAGCCGCTATTGGTCGTCTGAAAGGTGAGGAACTGGCGCAATATAATTTGTGGCTGGATTATCTGGATGCACTGGAGCTGGTTGATACCTCCAGTGCGCCAGATATTGAATGGCCTACGCCTCCGGCAGTTCAGGCCAGATGACATCCGGCGCGGTGCTGGTATCTGTTGCCGTCACCGCGTCAATGTAATCCAGCACAGCGTTAAGTCTGGTTGTTTCTGCCTGCGTCAGTTTACGTCCGGCCTGCAATTTCAGTTGAATCAGACTGATGGAAGCCATTGCTGCATCAATCAGTGACTGGCGCTGTGCTTCTGCCGCTTCTACTGCGGCACCGTGTTGTGCCTCAGTATCTGTCACCCATTTTTCACCATCCCATTTATCGTATGGCGTTAACGGGGCGATAGTGGTTGTATTTTCGGGATAGTCGCCTAGTGCTGTGATTTCTTTGGCATCTCCCGTTTCGGTGTTATAGACGATTTCACCGCGATGGTCTGACACATATTCCCATGATTTTAAATCCACAGAACGGCAAATTGTATAACCAGCCTTAGATGTACCAGGAGCGTCTAAACAGGAATATGCTGGAATACCGACACCCACTGCAAGATATTCAGTTGATGCAGAAATATATTCCCGCGTCTCACCATCATAGTTATAGACGGTAATATTCCCCGCCTTCGTGGTAATAAGCTCGCTATTTAATACGGCGTTATCCATTATGCAGCCCTCACGATATAGTTAAATGCAATATTTCGTGGACGGGTTTCACTCCCGCCAGTATTACCGATACTCCCTCGTGAATGAAGTGTCGGTGATGGGATCAGACTCCCTCCGGCAGCGGCAGCATCAAGCCCCCTGCCTTGCGTATATGCTCTTCTGAAGATTGTCGCCAGTTCCCATTCCTCTTTTGAGTCATACCCATCGTTGGCGACAACAGGATGACGGTGCTTTTCCAGCATTCCGGCCTGAATACTCAATAAAACACGTCCTGCATCAATACCGCGCCCGTCATCCCAGCCACGAATAAACTCACCGCGTAAATCAGGTAATTTATTTGTTGGATAAGCCTTTGCCAGTTCCGGGTATTCTTCAGCAGAAAATGCCGCACCGTTGCATTTCAGCCAGCCTGTTGGCGGTGTGACTGAAGGCCATGGAACAGGCACACCAACAGGTAATGCAGAGCCTTCTCCCAAACCAACGTTTATGAAAATGCAGAAATAACGAGCAAATGGCAT